GCTACTATATCTGCTACAGGTCTATTACAGCCACCAAGGATTAGATTATTGGCACAAGAGCATTACGACAAGCTTACGATAGATGTATCAGATGAAATATGGAAACTACTAGGACAATCAGTTCATACCATATTAGAAAGAGCCAATGAGAATAACGAGGACACCATTACAGAACAAAGAATGTTCGCAATAGTTAAGGATTGGACTGTTAGTGGTCAGACAGATAGCATAGATGTTAAAAGCAATACTCTAAAAGATTACAAAGTGACTAGTGTATGGTCTATTGTTTCTGCTTTAAAAGAGGGGAAAATAGAGTGGGAACAACAACTTAATATCTATGCTTATCTGTACAAGCAGACAACAGAAAGAACTATAGACCAGTTAAATATTATTGCGATAGCTAGAGACTGGAACAAAAATCAGTATCTTCGTAGCGGTGGAGATTATCCGCCATCACCAGTCACAGTTTTAAATATAGATTTATGGAGTGATGAAGAGCAAGAAGCTTTCATCAAACAAAGAGTTTCAATCCATCAAGAAGCAGAAGTGGATTACCTTATCAATGATAAGCTTCCGTTATGCACAGATGAAGAAAGGTGGAGAAGAAAAGATACTTATAGAGTGGAAAAGAAAGGTAGAAAGACTGCTGTTAGAGTGCTTGATACCCAAGAAGAAGCTGATGAGTATATAGGTGGTCATAAAGATAGTAAGTTGCTGAAAGTTGTAGAAGCTAAAGGCGAGTGCGTTAGATGTGCTAACTATTGTGATGTGGCTGAATTTTGTAATCAATATAACGAGGAAAGCAAATGAATATTGAAGTAAAAGAAGCTATAGAGATTGTTGAAAATGCTTTGAGTTTTTATGTAGAAGAGGGCATACGTTCTGATAAAAAAGCACAAAAGATATTAGACAAAGCTTGGAATATAGTAAAAGAAAAAAGGAACTATGGATATGGTTATGATGATACCAACTCTATAGTTGTTATTTGGGAAATAGATGATATTAAAATTCTAAGACCCGATTTGACTGATGATGAATGTATGGAAGTATTGGATTATACAGACAGAAAACATGACGCTTCTTTAGGTGTTTCTTGGGACACTTTAGAGTGGAATGCTGATTATCTTTTTCCAGTAAAGGAGGAAGCAAGTAATGGCTGATAATAAAGAACTTACTTATAAAGAAGTATGGGACAAGCTATCTAAGATAGATTGTTCTGATAAGGTAGAAAAGAAGATGAAGTTATCTTATCTATCTTGGGCGTGGGCGTGGGGTATTCTACAAGAACACTATCCACAGGCACAATACTTATTCTATCAAGGCGAGGATGATGTGCCTTATGTCAGATATCCCGATGGAACTGGAGAGGTTAGATGTAGAGTATCTATAGATAACTTAACTAGAGAAATGACACTATGTGTTATGGACTTTAAAAACAATGCTGTTAAGAATCCTAATTCTTCACAAGTAAACAATTCTAAAATGCGTTGCTTAACTAAGTGTTTGGCGATGTTTGGTTTAGGACATTACATCTATGCGGGAGAGGATTTGCCCGAAGATGTTGAAGATGAAATAGAAAACTTAGATGATGAAACAGAATCTAAGGAAGAGCCAACACCAGTAGAAACTCCAACAGAAGATGTTGAAGCAGATAATGGTTATGGCACGGAAGAATGGGCGGAGTTATTTGTCAAAAGCTTCTTAGAGTTGGCAAAACTTCATAAAACTAAAGATTCTATGACATCTTACTATAAAACTAACACTAAAGACTTAGCTACATTAAGAGATAACTTCCCTAATATGAAAGCTGAATTGGATGGTGAACTTAAAACAATCGTATCAAACCTAGAGGAGAAATAATATGTACGACAACAAAAATCAAAGTGATGGAGCAATCTACACTAATAACTTTAAACAGAATGATAAACAGCCCGATTGGACTGGTAAGGTAGAAATTAGTAGAGATATGCTCAAAGAGTTAGTTAGTATCGTCAAAGAGGGCGGAACTGGAGAACTAAGAGTGGCTTTGTGGAATAGAACTTCTAAGAGTGGCAACGAATACAAGTATGCTAGGTTAGACATTCCACAAAAGAAAGAAGAACCTAAAGAAGAACCAGTAGAGGAAAAAGCAGATGATGTTGATACCTTTACAGATGATGATATTCCATTTTAGAGGAGGGAGTAATGGCTAAATCAAAAGCATTTAAGAAAGCATTGGAAAATGCTTTAAAAAAAGAGGGAGTGAAAAATGAGTGGATAGAAAAACATCTGCTCATTGATTCACTAGACTTAGATAAATCAAATAAAAGGGGGAAGAATAATGGCAAATCCAAGTGGAAAAACCCAAATCATTTCTAATGATAAATATACCTATGGAAAAGATTTGGTGGTGCAAATTGAAGAAAACATAGACGAGTATATATTTTTTGAGTTCATGTCTGCGTACAGAACTTTGATTGAACAAATCAAAAATGTCAAAGATGGTATGGGAACTACATCCCATGAACAACTTATGGACTATCTGTTCTTGAAGATGGAAAAAGAAAGAGATGAACACTTTAAAAACAAGATGGGGATTGAATAATGGGAATGAAAACAAAACAAAAACAAAAAATTGTAGATGAAATTGTTGATGATTTTAACGAACATCAAGTGCATGATAGTTATTGGTTTAAAAATAGCGAAACTCAAATTGAATGGTCAAGAGAGCAAGAGATGTATTTAATTTTATACAAAGACAAAACTTGGGATTATTGTGAACCAAAACATTTATTTATGTATATTGAAGATTTACATGAAAAAGATTTAAAAAATTATAATAGTATGGGAGGTTAAATTGGATAGAAGAAAGATACCAGTACACTTACGCCATTTATCTGAATGGCGTTTAAGATGTTTGTTTTACATTTTTAGAACGAGGTAGTTATGACAATAATTGAAATAATTAGCTACTTAATACTTGCAATAGTATTGATAACAACAATTTATGTAAGCGAAAAAGATATAAGGGGGAAATAAATGTCAGCAGATATTAAAGATATTAGAAAAGAAGGTTGGAAACCAATGCAAAGTGAACAGGGTTTTGCTTGGTTTGGAGGTAAATCACATCAACAACTATCTGAATGGTTGCCCGATGAAGCTTTAGAAGATGAAAACTTTGAAGATATAGACTTCTTAGTTGTTGGTTGGAGAAAAGGCTGATGGATGAACAGATAGAGAGTTGGCAAAGTCAGATAAGGGATGTTGCTCCCTTAATGCAGAAAGCTGAATACGAGTTGTTGAAAGCGGAAGCAGATGTTAAAAGAGTGATTGCTTTGTGGAAAGCAGTCGCTCTTTCAGAGGGCATTAAAACTGCTACTGGACAAGATAACTATGCAGAAAACAAAGATGAAGTATATCAATCTAGGTTGGCTGTTGCGGTTGCTAAAGGTCAGTTAAGTGCTGTTAAAGTTGAATTAAAAGCATTAGAGGTTGGTTTTGAAGAGTGGAGAACTAAAATGGTTAGTGCTAGAGAAGAAAGAAAGAGGTATGGTGCATAATGGCTAGGCGTGTAAAAGATGAACAATCAATAAGTGATAATCAAATATCTATTAATAATCTTGAAAGACTTTTAAATTATATTAAACAATGTCCAATAGATATTAAATACAAAATTAATCACATTTTCATTGATGAAAGTATTGTTAGTGTTAAATTTTTTATTAACGAAAATGAGGAAAGTGAGGAAAGTAAATAATGGAACTAAAATTTGAAAAGAAAAAACAAAATACAAAAGGCGTACAATTTAGAATTGACCCAATTACAAATCAAAACCTAACTGCATTAAGGAATTATTATTCTGAGAAAGCGGGGAGAAGAGTCACAACGGGAGAAATTTTTAAACAACTTATTAACAATCATTCTTATGATATAAAAATGAAAATTAGAAATAGATAATGACTAAATGGCATGGAGGAAAGGGGTCTATTTATAAACCTTATGATAAAGATAAGTTTGATATAAACTTTGAAAAGATATTTGGAAACAAAAAAAAGAATGTCAATAAAAGGAAGAAAACCAACAAAGAAAGAAGCTGAACACATGGACAAAGTAAGCCAATTAGGTTGCATTGTTTGTAGGAATACTAATGGAAGTATAACTCCTGCTGAAATACACCACATAGAGGGTAAGACAAAGACTGATTCACATTTTAAAGTATTACCTCTTTGCTTTGACCATCATCGTAAAGGCAATAGATTTAGACCTATAAGCAGACATCCTTACAAAAGAAGATTTGAAGAAGCTTACGGAACAGAAGAAGAATTATTAAAACAAGTAGAAAAATTGTTGCAGCGTTGACGCAGCTAAAAAAAATATTTACCAGTAAATGATTGATTCCAGGAATTGAGCAAATGTTAAAAGACATATTACAAGAAAAATTAGATAAACGAAAAAGAAAGTGGTGGGAGTGGCACAAAAAGAATCCACAAGTTTGGGATAAGTTTGAGCAATACACATTGGAGGCTATCAATAGTGGTAGGAAAAAGTATTCGCATTGGGCGATAATCAATCGTATTCGTTGGCACAATGAGATAGAAACTAGAGGTGGGGACTTCAAGATAAGTAATGATTACATCTGTTTCTATGCCCGTTTATTTCATGCTAGACATCCACAACATAAAGACTTCTTTACATTGAAACCATTGAAAGAAGAAAAGGATATAGCTATGTTAAAGGTTAAGACTAAAAATAGGGATATTAGCCTGTTTTCTTAATTCTGGAATCATAGCTAGTCGCATATCTCGTTCTAATTCTAATTCACGAAGCATATCTGATTTAACTGTCACAGATATATTTTCATCTCTCATTAGCCTATCTCTACGCCTTCTCCAGTTATCTAAGTATCTTTCTATCGCTCTCACTTGACCTTTGACATTCAATAAGCCTTGCATATTGCTTCTGTAAGCTGATAGTTCATCAAATCTATTTTGTTTTTGTAATGAATTGATAGTTGCTACTGCTTTATCAACTTCATTTCTTAGTTCATAGAACTGTTGCTGATAACCACCAGACTTATCTAAATCAAGAAACAGTCTGTTAATAACTGGTAGTTTACCTAATTCAAAGTTAGAAGGTAGTAAAGGGCTTCCTGTAGCTCCTCTAGTGACAGTATCTACCAAAGCTAATAGATATCCACCAAGAGTTCCTGTATAACCTCTCATTATGTGTTCTATTTTTGCAGGTGAAATATTAAGAAATTCACCCATAACTTTAGCAAATTCATTGGTAGTCGCCCTTGCTTGTAATCCAGCTTCTTTCTTTTGTTGATAGTAAGGCACAATTTCTGTATTAGTAAAACTATTTCTATTAGCTCTAACTTCGGCTATAGGTTTTAATATTTGAAATCCAGCACCAGGCTGAAAGAATGGAATATTTGCTGAAGTGCCTAACTGCCTTGTTATAGAAGTTAATGCTTCATCAACAGATTTTCTTGTAAAGGCTTCATCTCCTAGAGTCATATCAAATACTCTTTCAGGTATAGCTTTAAATAACATACCTACTTCAAATGGAATAGGTATCTTAACTGCATTACCATTACCTATAGGAACAACCCAGTTATCATCTCTTACTTCTCGTTTAAGATTTTTATATTCATCAGTATCATGCACCATTAGATAGTAAGCTAGTGTTATAGATGATAAAATTCCTGCACGAAATAATGCTCTTTTTAATATTCTTGATTGAACATCTTTAAGTGTTTCATTTGCACCTAGTTTTTCTACAGCAGAATATTGACCAGTAAATAGTCCTCTGTATAAAACATCCAAACCTTGTATTCTTGCATTTAAAAATGGTATTGCTGCAGTAACAATTCTAAATGTTGGGTCTAAACCACGCCTTCCAAAATTTATTATTTCTAATGCCTGATATGCTGCTTCAGATTGTGCTTGTGCTTCATTATATCCTTCATCTTTTAACTTTTTATAAACAGCATCATAAACTGCCATACGAGTTGCACCATCAGATTTAGTGGTCAATGCTCCTAGTCCATCCCATAGTTTAAAGAAAGCTCCAGAGGCTGACATACCATTACTTGGTGTTAGTCCTTTTTGTCTCATGGTTCTAGTTATAAATTGTTTTACACTACCTTCATCATTAGCAAAATCATAACCACCAAGCACACCAAACTTTTCTAAGTTTTCCATATCACCAAACATATTTTTTACTGAATCAATAAAAGGTGTATATGAAGCACCACTAGTTATAGATGAAGATAATGTATCTCTTAATATATTAACAACCACAAATCCTGGGTCTCTTGTTACTGTATCTCTTAAAAAACCTGCAGGAATTGCTAATGCTTGTGCAATAGGACCTACATTTGTGCCACCAATAGCTTGAATTGCATGAAATAATTCTGGGTCTTTTAATTTATAAAACTTTTTATTTCCATCTTCAAATACAAATATTCTATTTAAAGTATTTGTTTTTATTTCTTGTGGAGATTTTAATTCTTTTGCTTCACCTACTTTTTCTAAATCTCTTACAAGTTTTACAACACCATCATTTTTTAATGCTCCTGTAAGAATAGATAGTGAGTTTCTAGCTATGGCTTCTATAGGGTCAGCATCTATCGGTTTTTCTGAACCAGTAATTTTTATATTTAATGGATTATTAGGTAAAGAACCACCTGCTACATTAGGTCCTTGTAAGCCTGTGTCATCTATCATATCTTTATAAAATGGATAATATGATGAATGTTCTCTCCATATTTCAGCTTGTTCAGGGTCTAATAAACCTTTCTTTTCTGCAAATTTTATTAATCTATTATTCCATTCTTGATAGTTGTTATAAACTTCTACTACTTCTGGATGTTGTTGTTCTATTTGTTCTATAAGAACAAAATCTTCAGGTTTTACTGGAGTATCTATTTCTCTACCAGTTTCATCAAATGTTTTTGCTCTTTTTAAAGTAGCATATAATTTAAATACTTGTTCTAAATTTACATTAAAATTACTAAATAGTGGTGCTAATATTTGTATTAAACCACCTGTTTCTCCATTTTCTAACTCTAAATCTCTTACATTTGCTAAAGCTGGTTGACCATCTATTACATCAGTTACATAACCTCTAGTAAGCATACCTGCAAATAAACCTCTAGCTCTATCTGCTAATCTTAAAGCAGCCATAGTTGCTGTATCTGCAGTATTATTTGCTATTCTTACTTCTTCATTTTCTTGCGTAGCTTTAACTAATGCTTTATCTACTTTATCTAATTTATCTACAAGACTTTGTCTAAAGTTTTTAAATGCTGAACCAATAGATGTAACTGGGTCTTTAACTGCTTCAATAGTTCTAGCACCCCAAGATATATCTGGTCTATGTTCACCACCTAATCTTTCTGCTGCTTCTGAAATTTTAGGGTCTACATTATCAAGAGTAGGTCTTGAAAACTTAGGTATATCATCAGGTTTTTCAGCAGATAAGTCTTTATTAAAATCTATAGCAGCTTTTAATGCTGTGTCTGAAGCATTTAAATTATAATAAGGTATTGAACCCCTAGGTGTTTGTTTAACTGTTTCTTCAGCTTGTGCTAATGCTTCTCTTAACTGTATATTTTCTTGTGTATTAGTACCTGTATCATCTCTTCTACCTCTACTAAATGTAGATATATCATAAGGTATTGACCCTTTAGGTAATGTTTGTGTATCAGGTTCAGTAGCAATTTCTACCGCAAAATCTAATTTATCTTTAGTTTGAGCACTATCTCTATGTAAAGGTGCAATGTTATATGGTATTAAACCATTTATACTGTCTATTGGTAATTCAAAATCAAAAAATTGTTCAGTATATTTTATTCCTACATTAAATTTATTTTCATTTTTTAATGAAGTAACACCTTGTGCTTGTAAAGTTTGACCACTAGGATTAGGTATATTTTCTTCTGGATTACCTTCAGGGAAATATATAAATACAGGAACAGTTGTACCACCACCTTTTTTTATTAATGCAACTCTATGCCTACCTTCATGTCTAATTACTTGACCATCTCCTTGAATTTGTAAACTTGGCAATGTAGCAGTTAATGCAGTATCTGCAATTTCTGGGTCAAATATAGCACTAGCTTTTCTTGCAGGACCTTTAACTGTAACACCAGCATCTGTAGTAAATTGTCTATTAAAAACTGTTGGACCTTCTGCTATTATATCGTTTATATGTTGTTGGTCATATGTTGTAAGTTTTAAAAAATCATCAACATTCATTCTTGTAACATGAGTTAAAGGTATTTCTACTCCATTATAAAAACCAACTCTATTACTACTAAAGTCTCTAATCTGTTTACGATTAAAGTCCATATATGGAGGTTGTGTTTCTGTAGCTGCTCTACTAAATGTAGGTAAATCTCCAGCTCTTAAATCAATTATTTTTTGTCTTTGATTTTTTATTTCTCTTTCTAATCTTTTAGCACTAGAATCTGTCATAGTGCCTCTTTCTGCATCTAGCTGTGCTTGTTTAAACTCTATACTTGATTCTAAATTAGATATTGTTCTTTTTCTTTTTTCTCTTGCAAAGTATGCATCATCTGATTTTCTACTAAAGGTAGGTATATCACCTGCAGGTAAATAATCAAAATCTATAAGCAGTTGTTTATGTGTAGGATTTTTATATGTTTTCTTAGATATTTTATCACCATAAGGTGCAAAATAAGTTTCTATTCTATCTGCATATATAACATAAGATTCATTTAAAACAGAGTCATTTTTTCTATAAGCTAAATCTATTTCACCTTCTGTATAAGGTGCACCTGGTCTTTCATTTAAGTTTTCATAGTTGTGATATTTTAACCAACTTTCTAAAGTTTTATCATTTAATCTATAACCAAGAGGTTCATTAAGAGGTGAACCAATATCTTGTGCTCTACTAAATGTAGGTATATCTGTATCTGTATCTTTTAATTTTGCTATTACTGCATCTTCTCTTTTACCTACTCCTCGCATAAAATAAATTGAAGTAGGGTCTAAAATTTCTCCATCATTAATTAATGTTTGAATTTTAAATACAGCATCTTCTTTCGCTTCTTGTAAGTTTTTACTAAATAAACCTATAGAGTTAAAATCTATTTCCATGTCTACTCTTGGGTCTGTAATAATCATAGAATAGTTTTGACCTCCCATACCACCTGGGTCTTTAAATATTTCTACATCATATCCAAGTATTTTTCCTACATTAATATTGCCTTCAATATATTCATCTCTTTTTATAGTAAATTTACCTATAGGCTCTTCTGCTCTACTAAATGTAGGTATTTCTTTATCTATAGGTGCAGCGGTTTCTCTTACAGGAGTTGGTGCTATTAAACCTTCTGTTTTAAGGTCTAATAAAGTAGAAGCATTTTTAAGAAATGCAGATAATTCTGTATTTAATTTTGCAGGTATCTCTAATAATTTTCTAATTGTTTCTACAAATTTATTCCATACACTATTAGTAGCATCTTTGCCTAAAGGTATATATTCAAGCATTTCTTGAAAGTCTCTATTTGTTAATCCAAAAGTTAATAACTCTGATACATCTTCATTATATTGAGCTTCATTAGAAAATAATTGATATTTAATATAATGGTCATTGAATATTTTTTTTTGTACTTGTACGCCATTAAAAGTATTTTCATCTCTAGGATATATAAAACCTGTTGAATCTTTAGTAATATAAATATCTGCTAGATTTTTTTCTATATTGGGTAAATTATTATAAATAGATTTGTATTCTTCTAATGCTCCTTCTTCTTGCTGTTGTATTCTTCCTGCAAGATTTTCATAAAATTTCATTCTTTGTTGATAATAATCTTTTACTCTATTTGCTTGTATAGCAAGTTCTTTATGTGCAGCTTTTACTTTTTTACCTGATGCACTTTCTTGAAATGTTTTAGGTCCATCTCTAGTAGTTAAGTTATGCTGAGCAGCATATATCTGAGCTAATGTAGCTTGATGTATTCCTTCATGTAATAAAGCTTCAAAATGAACTCCATTAGCTCTTCTCCAATCAGATACATTAGAACTTGCATTTACTGTTCTTGTACTACCATCATTAACAAGCATAGTAAATGTTTGATAATTATATGGTTGCATTGGATTTCTATCACTTGGCTGTATTGCAGCTTGACCTCTACGCATATTAGGTTGTTTTTTACCTAATTCTAATTTAAGAGGAAATGTTCTACCTTGTTTTTTTAATGCTAATAAAGATTTATGAACTTTTTGTGCAATAATTTTATAATCTTGACTTGGTGAATTATCAATTAACCATTTCATCATTTTTATAGAATCATAGTTACCTTTAATAGTTTTAGTTACATTGCCATCTTTATCAAAGATAGCTTTGTCTAATACTTTTGCATCTTGCAATCCTGTTAGAATTTTTTTTCTTTCAGCAATATACTCTTTATCTGTTAATTTTTTAGTATTATAAATAGTTGTAGGTGTTGTAGAAGGTGTTGCAGGAGGCGTTGTAGGACCTGCTGGAGGCGTAGGAGGTGTTGGTTTAGGCTTTGGTATGGTTAAAGGTCTAATGCCTCTAGGTCTTAAAGTTTGTCTTATTTCATCACCAGGAATTATTTCTTGTTGTTCTGCTGGTATATCAGGGTCAATATTAATAAAACTAGCAGGAATACGACCTGCATCTAAGAGTCTTGTAGTTCTAACAACCCCTCTTTCTCTAGCACCAACTCTACCAGATTCTATATTATCAAATATTTCTGTAGCACTTTTATATCCTGAGCTACGCATTGCTTGACCCATAGTTTTAAAGAACTGAATTATCTTATTAAAAATACCATCTACTTTAGGAGGAGTATTTACTAGTAAATCTTTATTTCTAAATAACTCTGCTATAGCTTCTTCTACAATATAATCTTCTTTAAAAGCATCAGATAAATTTCTATTTGCTAATTCACCTCTAGTTCTATCTATGGCTTCTTTATAAAAAGTTCTTTTTGCTGGGTCATTAGGAAACTTTTTATCTTTAACTAATTTTTTTAAGTATTGATATTCTTTTTCAGTAATTAAATCTTTAGCTCTAAAAGCATGAATCATTTCATGGTCTAATACTTTTCTTAATCTTTCTTCTATTTCTACTTCTGTAGCACCACCATCTGGATTTATGGCATTAAGAGATAAGAAAATAGTATCTGTATTTCTATCATATTCTCCTTCTACTGCTTCTGCTGTTTTTGTAGCTCTAGTAACTCTTGGGTCAAATTTTATTTTTCCTTCTACTCTTTGCAATGTACTAGTAGAAAGTATGTCATCACTAACTACAATGCCTGTTTCTTTAAGACCTACAGCATCTAATTTTTTTCTAAGTTCTTTTACAAATTTATTAACTTTGCCTTCTTGTAAAGTTTCAGCATAGTTAATAGTTTTAGGAACTATTTCTGCAGGTGGTAATAATTTTTCTTGATTTTTTGTTTCTTTTTCTACTAATTCTGCAATAGTTTCTGGAGGTAATTTACCTTCTGCAGTAAGTCTTGCACCAAACTCTTCTGGTGTTTCATTAAAACCTTCTGCTTTTCTAGCTATATCAAACTCAAAATTATCTTTAATTTTGTAGTTATTAGTGCCTTCTATTTGTTCAGCTCTACCACTATAAATTAAATCATCTATAAATTGTTCTGTAGCTACTTTATTTTTTCTAATAGAATCTGGTCCAACTTTTAATAAACTATTTTTATCAAAAATTACTTTATTGCTTTTTGTATTAGCAACAAAATCTGCCATTTCTTGTGCAGTATAGTTTCTTGGTCTAAAGTCTGGGAAAGTTGTTCTTGAATTGAACTTAGGAAGTGAATGAAGTTTAGCCAAAAATAATTCTTTTTGACCTTGTTTCATTTTTTTAAACTCAGGCGTACCTGTGTATTTTTCTGCTGCATATTGAACAGCAGGTGATTGAAAATTTAAATCTATATTTTTAGATGCAGCTATTTCTTTTATATATTTAGCTGATGTATCTGGTTTATCTTTATCTGCAATAATAGAAGGCTCACCATTTTTTTCAGAATTTTTAAATACAGATTGAGCATATGCAGATGTAAATTCATTAAACTGTTTAGGTGTTAATAATTTTTTAGCTTCTGTCATAGGTAATCTAGGATAACTACGAGAAGTCTTGCCTGGATTTTGTGCAACAAAACTATTTACTAAACCTCTAAGAATTACTTCTTGTTTAGAATCTTTAGGTACACTATTAATTAATTGTTGAATAGTTACATCACTAGCTCTACTATCTTCTAAACTTTGTCCTACTTCATAAGCACTTTTACTATTAATTAAACCTAAGTTATATACATCATTATCTAATTTAGATTTTAAAATATTAAAATTATAATCTTTTAATATCTTATCTCTAACTTTGATAGCTTCTATTTCTGTATCTTTTATATCAACCTGTGCAGGAGCTTCAGGATTACTAATATCAACAACAGAAAATTTTTCTTGTGGAGTCATTACTACTTCTACTGATGGTTCTGTAGGTTTTTCTTCTGGTGCAATAATTTGAGGAACTGTAATAGGTGGCATATCTTGCATTTCTTCAAGTACACCTTGTTCAATAGCTTGTTCTTGTTTTTTAGCAAGTATTAATCTTTGTTTGTTTTCATCAGCTCTTAAATTATCTTCTTCTAATTGTTTTTGTCTGCCAGATTTTTTACCTGCCATACTAGTAACAATTAAATCAGCAGCACCACCAATAATACCGCCAATAGTAAACTCTTCAAACATACTATCAGCCATAGGTAAATCTTCACTATAAAGACCTCTAGCTGTTAAATCTTGTAATATACTTGCAGCTACCTCTTGTCCACCCTCAAATGCACCAGATTGTAAAGCAGATACTAACCTTTCTTTTGTATTTAAATCTGTTGTTTTAGATACTTTACCTAATATACTTGCTATAGGTAATACTTCAGTTATACCTATAAGACCACCAAATAATTCAGCAGTAGTTTCAGTAAGACCACCTACATCTTCACCCATTTCTCTAGCCATCTGTAGTCTATCGCCTTGTGCTGCTATACCTGTTGGTATTGCTAAAGCTGTTGGTGCTGTAAATGTTGGTGATAAGAAGCCTTTAGCTGCTCCTGGTGCTTTAGATAATGCTCTACCTACCATACCTGCACCTAAGAATGGTCCGAATGAACCTATGCCTTCTCCTAGTTTTGTAGAAAACTTATCAGCATATCTTGGGTCTGCTGCTAATGCAGAATCTTCTCTTAATTTTTGTTGTAAACCTTCAAGACCTTTATATAAATTACTGTCATTACCAATATCAAATAAACCAACAATACCTGTAGGTACATCTAAAGCTAAACTAGCAATACCTCTTGGTATTGCTTTTACAAATTCACCTGCTTGTTCTAATACTGATGTTTGATTTATATCAATGCCGTATTTATCTTTAACAATTTCAGCTAATTGTAGTCTTGTTTCGGGGTCTAAATTATCAGGAATTTGTATTTTTTTCCCGCCGCCAATATCATATTCAGCCATAATTTATTATCCTAGTTCTGTAATTAAACTTTCTAAACCTAAATTTTTATTTCTTTGATTTTTTGCATCAAGTGAAGCAAATCCTGTTTTAGCTGTATATGCTTTAATTAAATCATCTCTTTGTTTTATTGCAGCAGCTTTTTCTTCTTGTGTAGAAAAAGCACCTTCTTTAATTTGCTCACTTAAACTATTAATTAAAAATTCAAGCTGTCTTATTGACATATTAGCTATATCTGTTTCATATTTAGCAGTTTGTGCCTGTAATAGTGCACCTTGTAAGCCTTGTAATTCTGCAGCTTGTTCTGCTGATTTAATACCAAAATAAGCATCAGATATACCGCTACTTAATTCTCCTAAATTTCTAGCAGAACCTATAGCACCACCAAGTCCTATTAACATATCTGCTTGACGAGATTTTTTAGCTTGTGCAAGTAATTCAGCTTCTTTATCTGCTGCAGCTTTTTGTCTTGCTGCTATATCTGCTTCTAATTTTGCTTTTAATTCTGCTTCTGCATCATTAGCTTGTTTTGTTTTTAAATCTTCTAATTCTTTTTCTAATCTTTCATTTTCAGAACTAGCACCAAAAAATTGTTGCCCTTTACCAAGAACATATCCTGTACCTAAAAGAGATGTAAATGGATTTCTTGTAATAGGATTATCTATTAATCCACGCAATTTTCCTGCTTCTTGTGTTGTTTCTAACATGACACCACCAGGTTTTTTACCACCACCTTTTATTTTTACATCTGGTAATTTTGTTTCTTTTACTATTTTTGGTTGAAAAGCTCCTTTTGCTTTTAAAGCTTTTAATCCTTTAAATCCTATTTGTCCAAGTTTACCTACACCAGAAAGAGCTAATATATAATCTATTGGATTAGTTGGGTCAAAAAGTATTCCACCTTTACCAAATAATTTAATTTTTTCTTCTTCAGTTAAACTATCTAACATAGGATTATTAAGTGTTGATTCTATACCACCACCTATTCCTGCACTACTACCACTTATTCCTGCACTTTGTAAGAATTGATTTTTTAATTCTTGTTCAGTCATACCACCTACTTGATAGCCAGTTTTACCACCTGATTGATAATCATCTGGTGAAAGAATATTAGTGCCATGATAATATCCAGTTTTACCACCACTAGCAGCCATCATCTGCATAGGAGAAGGCGGAGCTATGTCGCCCATATCACCTGATTGGAAAGCATTTGGTGTATCAAATGACTGAGCCATAGCTCCTAAACCAGATGGACTACCTGCAAATTCTGCTACTAACTCTTCAGCCACAGATGTTTGTGGTTTAGGTTGTTGAGCATCATACATTTTTTCCATTTGTGTTCTTCTTTGTATTTCGGCTAATACTAAATAAGGTGGAAAAGTAGAGTTTGGGTCTTGCGACATTTGTATTAATTGTTCTTTAGGAACAAACTCTAAATCATTTGATAGTTCTACTAAGTTTGCCATTATGATAATCCTTTATATAAACCCAGTCCTTGTAATCCCATGCCTAAAGCTGATTGGAATAATCCTGGTTGTTGTTGAAAAGTACTAATTTGTTGTTGTGGTTGTACAGGCACACCTCTTAATAATCCACCCAAAAAGCCTAACTGTTGTTGAGTAAATCCTTGTTGTCTTAAAAAGTCTTGATAACCCATATCTAAAGATGCTTGTTGCATACCTCTTTGTTGTGCTCCAATACCTTGTAATGCTGCAATTCTTTGTCTAACATCATCTTGTATATCTCCACCAACATCTCTTAGAGCATCTATAGATGCTAAACCAAATCTTTGAGACATATCAAAAGCTGACTGATTAAATTTTTCTTGTGCTTGTCTAGCAGCTTCATTCTGTTGTGCTGCTGTAAGACCAAGTTTAGCTGCTTGTTGTCTTGCTGCTTCTCCAGCTTGATATCTTGCTAAATCTATTTCTGCTTGTTTTTGGAATGAACTTTCAGTTAATCCAAATCCACTTTGCATAAATTTTTCTTGTGCTTGTCGTGCTGCTTCATTCTGCTGTGCAGCAGTCAATCCTAATTTAGCAGCTTCTTGTCTAGCTTGTTCTCCTGCTGTAAATGCAGATTGTCTAAACTTCTCTTGTGCTTGTCTTGATTGCTCTGTTTGTGCAAATGCAGATTGTCTAAATTTTTCTGCTGCTTGTCTAGCTGCTTGATTCTGTTGATTAGCTGTTAATCCTAACTTAGCTGCTTCTTGTTTAGCTCGTTCACCTGCATCAAATGCTCTTTGGTCTAATTGTTCTTGTACTTGTTGTGCTCTTTCACTAGCAGTAAATTGTTGTAAACCAAATTGTGCTGCTCCTAATTGTGATGCTCTTTCAGCAGCTAATTGTTGTTGAGCTGATTGAAAACCTGCTTGACTACCTTTAGCTTGTATATCATCAAGTTGTTGACTTAAATTACGCTCTCTTTCTGCTTGTAAAATAGCTTCACGATAACCACCTAAACCACCAGACCTAACTGCAGCATCAGCAGTTTTATCACCCATCATTTCTGATTGTCTTGTTGCTTCTCTTTTTTGTATATCTATAACATTTTGTTGAAATGGAGAAATAAACCTTTGTATGTTTTCTTCATAACTTAAAGGTGTAAATTGTTCACCTACATCACCTGCAGTATATTGCGATTGTCTTGTAAATGGATTATAAGTAGAAAAAGTATCTGTTGGTTGATATCCAGACTGTATTCCACTAGCTCCAAATCCTAAACCTAAATCTCTAGCTGTATAACCAGAACCTACTAAACCTGCTTGATATCCTGGTTGATAAGTCTGTGCATCATAAGCTTCTCTTTGTTGACCAGCTTGATAACCAGAACCTACTAAACCTGCTTGATATCCTGAACCATATGGTCCACCTAACATAGCAGCTCTTTGAGATGCTAATTGAAATTCTAAAGGTGTACCTGATTGAGCATAACCTCTAGTCATAGCCTGTGAAGTTAATTCATCAGGTGAAAAATAAGCTATTCTTTCGCCACCATAAGGAGTATATGGCTGATTAGATTCAGCCTCACCTCTTTTTAGTAATCTCTCAAAATAAGGTTGTACATATTCTGGTAAATCAGTTTGAGTTACTCTTGTTTCTGTTGGTTGTGCTGGTGCACTTCTACTTCTACCGCCCATTATTTATCGTCCTCAAATTCATATTCAAAAAATATTGATGTTTTTTTCCAGCTATCTTTCATTTTAATCCAGTTCCAAAAACCTTCTCTGCCAATACCTTCTATACCTGAACAATCATTTGCTTTTGCCCATTTGTATATAACTTCTAATCCTCTATCTGCCCATTTATTCATTTTTTTACCAGCTACATGGTCAATATTTAACATTCTTTTACCTGTAGGATATTGACTTATTTTTGTAATAGCACATCCAGTTATATTTAAAGTATCTGTATCAAAAATAATCCACAAAGAACATATATTATTAATGCAATCATAAAATATATCTTTAGTTGTTACTCTACCATTAGAACGATTACAAGATTTTTGTAAAAATTTTTCACAATCATCCCAAACTAAAGTTATTTGTTCATTAGGCATTAAAGATATATCAAAATTTTCTTCTATTATTTTTTCTGCTACTTGATTCATGCTGGTAATACCTTATTTGTATTTAATGGTTTTGCTTGTGTTTTACCACCAGTTTTAGCCATTCTAACTCTATCTAACATACCATCTAATACTTTTGCACCTGCATCAGAGCTACCATCACCCATCATAGATACAACATCTGCAGGAATAATATATTCATCTTGTGATACAGCAGCTACTGCTTTGTCTCCTATATTCATAGGTAAATCATCTGCCATACCACTTTTTCCTGTGCCTTGTATTAATCCTTCAGTTTGTACATTTGGATTACCTGCAGCTTGTGCAAGTATCATATTTCTTAACATCATAAATTGTTCTTGTCCATATTTAACAATAAACTCATTTACAATATTACTATCATCTGTTTCACCAAGAATAAACTGTATAGTTTCTTGTACTATAGGGTCTTGCATCATCATATCTGTTGATTGACCAGTAGGCATATTTATATCTTGACCTTCTTGATAACCCATTGCTTTTATAGCTTCTCTACCTTTTTCTGTTTTAGCTAAAGCTTTTAAACCTTCATTAGGTAATTCTTTATTAGTGCTTTCACCTTCTGCAAATAATGGACCACCAAATGGACCTGGTACATCAAGATTAATAGGTGGTCTTGGTGTAGGTGCAGCAGTTATATTACCCATAGTTGGTCCTGTTGGTATTTTTACTCCTGAACCAATTCTTGGGTCAACTGGTCCACTTGGAGTTGGTGTTCCTGAAGGTAAATTAGCTTCAGGTAATATTCCACTACCTATTGGTCCACCACCTGTTACTGGTATACCCCCTGTTCTAGGTGGTTGTGGTTGTTGACCTATAGGCATTGGTGTAGTTACTGATTGCACAGGAGGTAATGGAGATGAAATTATTCCATCATTATAATCTATACCACCGCCACCAAGTACATTACCGCCTACAATAGGACTTCTTTTTCTACTAGCTCTATCATCAACTGGCATATTTGGAGGCTGAAATGTTGGTTGTATTGGAGGTCTAGCCATCATATCTGTTAATTTTGGCTCTGACATAGGACGTATCATATCTTGCATTGGAGGTCTAGCCATAGTTTGGGCACTATCTCTCATATCTGTTAATTTTGGCTCAAATGGCATAGGTTCTGGTCTAGGTCTACTAAAGTCAGGTATTGTTACATCTGCTCCACCTTCAATAGGTATTGTTATTGAGGGAGGTGGAGTTAGTACTGGTTCTGGTTCAGGTATAAAATTACCACCACCTGGTCCACCTATAGATGGTGGTCTTATAGGATTAAATCTAGGAGGTTCACTAGGAGGCATAGGCATAGGTCTATCAATAGGTCTAGGAGGTTCAGGTGGAGGTACTATAAATTCATCTGGAGGTATTATAGGTTCTACAGGAGTAGGTCCACCTTTTCTTGGAGGCGTTGGTCCAATTATTGTAGGTGGTGGTTCAGATATTGGAGGTGTTGGTATAGGTTCAGCTTCTGGAGGGTTAGGGTCAGGAACTGGGTCAGCTACTGGAGGTGGAGGTGTAGGGTCAGGTTCTTGAAATGGTGGCTCTACAGGTCCGCCTACAAATGGTGGTGGTGTTGGTCTGCCATAAAAACCACCAAATGGCATAGGTTGTTGTACAAATCTAGCATATGGATTTAACATTTGTTGCATTTGTGGTACACCATAAAATCCTTGATAAGTAGGTGATTGCATAAATGGATTACCATAACCTGCAAACATAGGTGGTCTCCTTCTTCCAAAAAATCCTCTACCCATAGGGGGTTGTATAGGTCTAGGAAAAGGTGATAAAGGTGGTCCACCAGGAAATCCACGACCCATTCTTGGTGGTGCAAAAGAATTAAATCCCATACCTTGGTTTTGATTAAAACCTTGAGGTTGCCCAAAACCTAAACTAGTTGCAGTTGGATTTATTGATTCAAAATAAGAAAACTCAGGTTGAAAACCTGGCATAAATCCTCTTGGTATAGGTCTTGCTGTTCTACGAGCAGGTAGTTGATATTGACCAGTTAAGTTATTTCCCATATCAAAATCAAAATCCATATCTTCTCTTGGGTCATAAAAAATATTTGTATTACGACCTCTTTGAAATCCTATTTTACCACCACTAGCTACAGGTATTTGCTCAGGGTACATTTCATACATTCTTTTTTTGCGTTCTTCTTCATCTAATGCAAGTTGAGCCATTTGTCTTTCAAACTCTTCTTGTGATTGTATTACAGCTCCAGTACCTGCTGCAGTTCCTGCTACTAATCCAGAAGGAGTCATTGCTGCTCCTGCTAAACTTTTCATACCTGCATCAAATCCACCAGGTTGATTAAATAAAGCTTTTCCTGATTCAAGTATTGTAGATGAATCTGTAATTGCAGGTGTTAAACTTTGACTAGCACCACCAGTTAATGTTCCAAAACCACCAGTAGCTCCTTGACCAAAAGTATCTGTTGCTGCACTTGTTGCTGCATCTACACCAGGAGTTATACCCTGTGCTGCTTGATTTAAAGCTTTAGCACCCATTCCTGCTGTAAGACCTGATAATAATGCTTTACTACCAGAACCACCTGTTTGTGCATAAGTAGCTAAACCTGCTCCTATACCTGATAATGCTGCTGCACTTAATCCTGCTGCTGTTCCTGTTCCTAATATACCACCTAATACAGTAGGACCTAATAAACTACCTAACATAGGTGCTAAGAAAGGTAAAAAAGCTTCTGGCTGTCCTGTTTCTGGATTCATTGTTATAGGCATAGCAGATGCTAATCCTTTAACTTCTGCAGGATTAACATGAAGTAACATAGAGTCGCCAAAACGACCTTGTGCTGCTACATTTTTGGTTTGTTGTTTTATGTCCATATTTATCTATCTTCCTCTTTGGTTTCACAACCAAACATATTAAAACTCATATCTACTGCACTTGTATAAACTTTTACTACATCTGTCTGATTTAATGTAATGCCTAAAACTATAGCAAAAGAATCATTTGCTGCTACTGATTTATCATAAAAAAGAAATTGCTTATCATCTGCTCCAGCACCTGCTACATGAATACTTAATCTAAATGTTATTGCAGAACCTGTTCTATTTGCTGCAACTATAGAACTAACTGTTGTTTGTGTCATATCAGGACAAGTATAAAGTGTAGTCGTTGTAGTTGCTGCAGGGTCAACTTGACCTAAAACTTTTAAATTATCAGCCATGTTTCATTCCCATTAATAAAAATTGATGTCTTTTTACAGCTTTACTTGATACAACATCTTGTAATTTACTTAATTTACTAACTTCAATAGCTAAATCTTGTATAGCTTGTTCTGTAATTCTTCTTGATACTGTTTCTTCTATAGCATCATATTCTTGTCTAGGTATTGGTAATACTATTGATTTAGGATTTGCCATTATCTTTTACCATCTGGTCTAATATCTAATCTTACATCACCTAATCGCCAACCATAATCATTAGATGAATTAGATACTCTTATTGCACATTGTCTACTTCTAGCTCTAGTATTTGTAAATGTAGAATTTGGAGTAACTGATACAGTAGATAATGTTGATAAACTTTCTAAAGGATAATCTCTACCTTTAATTATTATATCTACATTATCAGATGTAGATTGTTGGTCTCTAAATTGTATATCAGGTATTATTTTATTTACTGATATAAAATTTTCTCCATCAGGGTCTAAATCAAAATCACTTGATTCTATAAACGCAGTAAAATTACTACCATCGTCTCCATGACCTATTTCATGTGCAAAAAGAAAGTTATTATTATCTGTACTACTGTTTTTACTAGCAGCTATAGGATTAGTTAATATTAATGCTTCATCCCAAGCTGTTCTAACAAAATTATCTGATGTTGTTCCTATAGACCATACTTGTTCTAAATAATTATATAAAACATATCTATCTATTTCTGTGCTATTTTTAGAAGGATAAAACCATAAAATTTCATTAGCACTATCATTTACAGCACCAAATATTTTAAATGCTTGTCCTTGATTTAAATCACTTAAAACATAATCTAAAACTGTACAAGGTAGTCTTTGTGCAGAACCTGAGTAAACATAAAATCCACCATTATCCATAAAATAAACACTATTATTTGCACTAACTGCTGCATTAGGAGATATTAAAGATGGACCATGTGCAACTTCAGTAAATGAAAAAACAAATGGTGCTCCAACAAATCTCATAGAAATAATACCTGCATCTGTCCAAATAAGTATTTCTTGTCTAGTTTGTAAAGCTCCTATAATTGTAGAACCCATAGATAATTGCACACCACCAGCTTGGTTTGTTGCAGTTGGTGTCCAATCTGTAATGCTTTCTGTATCTGAAAATCTAACTAATAAAGGGTCTAATGTACTAGAACCTATAGGATTACAACCAAAAGCTATTGTATGTTTATCTAAATCTGAAACCATAACTTGTAAACATATTGTAGGTACATCACTAGCTCCAGCTTTTGATGTAGCATTTACTGCTCTTGTACTTGTGCCTGAAGATTCATCCCAATAAAAAATACCTCCGCCTCTTGGATTTAAAACTGTATCATCTCCAAAATTATCTATTGACCATAATCTAAGTTGATTAGCAAAAGATAAAGATGTTGTAGAACCCCAAGTTCCTGCACCCCATGTTCCAGCACCCCAGCCTGTTGATGCTACATAAAAATCTAATCCAGAATTTAACTGATATGTACCAACTGTAGAACTACCACCATTACCAGTATCACTTGAATTAGCAGTTGCAGTAGCTGTAAAGGTAAATGTATTAGCAGTTGGAACACTATCTATTTGATACTCTTGATTTAAAACTGCAGCAGTAATATTACCACCTAGACTAGCAGCACTACTAAATGTAACAAAATCTCCTTCTACTGCACCATGAGAAGTATCTGTAGCTGTAATAGTTGTACTTCCATCTGTTGCTGCAAATGTTATATCTCCTGCAGATGTTGTACTTCTAATAGGAGTTATATCAGCATACTCTTGACCTTCTAATACATAAAACTTTTGATGTGTTCCTAAAGTTATATAATTTGTACCATTAGCAGCTCTATAAGAATAAATTTTTCTTGATGTGCCTATAAAACTATTTGTACTTTGTTTTTGCCAACCACCTATTCTTTCAGGTCTACCTTTACGAAATCTAACTTTGTCTGCATCAAACCAGCCACCTTCGTTACTATAGTTAGTACCTTCTTTATTTATTCCTGGTCTAAATACATATTTTCTTAATGGCATATTTAAACCTCATGCCATTCTTTACCTTCAAATAGTAAAGATTCTGCTAATCTTCTACGCTCTAATCCTTCTAAAACTTTACCATTAGCTTTATTCCATCTTCTAATTTGTGCTGGAACTCCTTGATAATCTTTAGAATTTAAAACTTTTAAAAGAGTAGAATTTTTTAAATTAGATGGACCAAGGTTAAATACCCAAGAAACTAAAGAATCAAATTGATTTTGTTCTAAATTTACTTCTACCATATTATTTATATATCCTTCATATTCTTTCATTTCAGCCATAAGTAATTTGTCTGCATCTTCTTGATTTATAGAATCACCTTCTTTTACACCTTTAGTAGAACCATAGCCTATAGTCCATACTCCTGCAGCACATTTATAAGCTTCAAGCTCACAACCTTCAAATTTTTTAATTAAAGATAAACCTTCTTGTGAAATATTCATATTAATTTTCCTCTGGTTTTGTAGTAACTTTTCTATAATACACAACAACATCTTTTAATTCTGTTATGTAGCGTTTTATTTCTTGCATATTATATGCCATGACTTCATAATCAGGAATTGTCATAGCTAGAAAAATTAACTCTCCTTCTTGTTCTTCTATAAATGCTAATTGTTCTTCATAGTTATCAGGTGTAACTACAATCCACATAGGTTCTTTTAAATTTATTTCTCTAGGCATAATAGGTTGTACTATTTTCCTATCTATTGGTTTAGCTGTTACTTCAATCTGTTTAGTTGGAATCAGACTGCAACTGCAAACCATCATCAAGATTATCAACTGTGTCGCTGAGTTTCTCAATATCTTCCATGATGTGTTTAGTTCCATTATTTATTTTCCTTTGCATTTCTACTGGGTCTGCCAGTATTTTTGCAGAAAGCTCATAATTTTGTAAAAATTGAGTATATCTATTTAATTCTCTTTGTGCTGCTTGACTTTTAATAGATAATTCATTCATTTGTTTTGTTTGCAATTCAAAATCATTTTGTAATGATTTAATAGCTTCTTCTTGTGTAGCAATAGCATTTTCTAATGTTTTATTATTAGCTTTTAAAGTTATATTTTCTTGATATAGCCAATAACTTCCAAAACTTAAAACTAAAATAATTCCTATTAATACTTGTTGCATTACATATCCTCTATAATGTAATTTAAACCTGCTGCACTTCTATATTCTACAATTTTGTTTTCTTCATTTCTAAATTTTAAATGTTTTTCTTTTTGAATTAAAATTTTCTTTGCAACATAATTTCTATCATCAGAATCGCCATATTCTTTATTAAAAGATACAGTTACTTTATATCTAGTTCTAAATAAACTTAAAAACCAATTTAAAATTATTTTTAGTTTTAATTTTATTTCCATGTATATATAGTTATCTTTTTTTGTTTGCCTTTTACAGATATTGGTTTTAATAATTTTAAATCTATATCACAATTTTTTTCTGTTAAATGCCCTATGATTATATCTTCTCCAACTTCTTTTGTAGAGCTTTCTAATCTTGCAGCTAAATTTACAGCATCTCCTATAGCAGTATAATCAAATCTAGTTTCGCTACCCATATTACCTATAACAGCATATCCAGTATTTACTCCTATACCTATTTCAACTCCTAAATTAGCATTTTTTATTTTGTCTTGTATCTCTTTTGCACATAAAACTGCAGCAGTTTCGTGATTTGGTAAATCTATTGGTGCATTAAATATAGCCATCATTGCATCACCAATATATTTATCTACCATACCATCATAAAATTTAACAGTATCTGCTTGTATAGTTAGTGCTTTATTCATTATTTCTGTTACTTTTTCAGGTTCTAACTTTTCTGACATAGATGTAAAACCTCTTACATCTGTAAATAAAAAAGTACAGTATCTTCGTTCTCCACCTAACACTAAAGAATTAGGATTATCTTGTAATTTTTTAACTTGTCTTGGGTCAAGATAATGTTCAAATTGTTTTTTAATTTGTTGTCTTAACTTATATTGTTCTTTAAATCTTAAATAAAATGCTATAGAAGCAGTTATAAATTGTGAAATTAATGTCCAGCTTACATCTATTAATATTCCACGCTGTATCAAATAGTGTCCAAAAAATATTGTTAAAAAAAATAATATACTAGTAAATGTTATTCCTAGCGTTGTTCCAAAAATATTTACACATAACCAAACTAAAGTTACTGTTATCACTAAAATTAATATTTCTACAGCTAAATGCCAATCAGGAATATAAGGACTATCTTGTATTAAGATTGATTCTGCTAGTGCTGCTTGTATTTTATGTGGCTCTAATAAACCAACAGGAGTAGCTATTTGTGGCATTACTCCATTAGCTGTTACACCTATAATTACAAACTTACCATTAACATTCATTTCTTGTAATGTTGTTTGTGGTGTATTAACCCAACTAATCCACTTACGACCAAGACTATCTGTTTTGACTGGTGGTATTCCTCGTATTGATATTTCCTCTATACCATTATCATTAGTCTTTATAATGTAAGTTTTTACACCAAATAAAGCTTTGTATATTTGTGTACCAAAACTAGGTATCCAATCATTATTTGGTGTGCGAACTAATAAAGGTATTCTTCTTACAAGTTGGTCAACTTCTGTGGGAGCAATGGCTAAACCCTGTAATGTATCAGTTGTTATAGTGTTCAGGTTTTCCTTAACTCCCATTGATACTATACCACCAATATCATTACCTTTCACAACTGTTCCTGTAGGTTTTGGATAATTACCTTTATTATCTTCAAACATAGCAATAACAGATGGTGCATATCCTAATGTTCTGCCAAAGTCTTTATCTCCTCCTAATCTGTCAGCTTGTGGAAAAGATATAGCATATCCAATACCTAATGCACCTTTACCTAATATTTCTATGTTAATATCTGCAAGTTTTTTTCTTGGTATTGGATAACCACCTTCACGCTCAATATCTTCTTCAGTAATATTTAAAATTACAAAATTACCTGAAGGTTCTGGAGTTTGTATAAAAGCATCAAATACTCTTAATTTTAATATTTCTGTAGGTGTAGATTGATATATTAATGGCAATAATAATATTATGACTATAGGTAATATAAGTTTTTTCATTAATTACTTTGTTTTATTGTAATTACAGAATCTCCACCACCATTTATTTTTACTATATTTGACACACCATCTTGTATAAAAATAACTGTATAGGCATTTTCTGTTTGTAAATTTAATTTAACACTTTCACTAACATTTCTTTGTAAAGTTATTATGTTATCTTGTATAAATGTAGTTATTTGTGTTTCTTTATCTTGTCCAAAATTTGTTCCAGTAATTCTAGTTACAGTAGTTTGTGCAAGTTGTTCTTCATCTTCATCAACTGCTAAAGCATCAACAACTTTTAATAAATCTTCTAAATAATTTACATCAAGATAATTAATATCTAATTCTGTAAATTCTAAACTATCTTCTTTTAAATAATCTTCTGCTAAAAAATCTATATCTAAATCATTAAAATCTAAAATGCTATCATTTTGTGTATTAGATGTTTCTTCTGTTTCTAGTTTTTCTTCTTTAGGTGGTGTAACAATTAACATATTATCAATAATATCTAAAGATAAATCTAATATTACTGGTTTACTAGGAGAAGATTCAAATACACTTACTGTAGTAGCTTCATAAGGTTTATTTAATAAAACTGTACCCATAGCAGTAACTACCTCTATTTCGCCACTAGATAGTCCTAGAGCGTCTGGTAGAAGTATTATAAGACTACGACCTAGTTCATCAACTGTAGCTGTAAAATCAGTACCTCGTATTGCTATATTTGCTGTCGGAGTTTTAAGACTTATATTTTGTTTGTCTATACGATTTAAATTGCCTGTAATAAATCTAGCTGTACCAAGCCCAAAAGTAAGAGCCATCTTTGCTTTTGAAGGGTCTGGGTCATAAATATATTCATCAATTATTAATTGTGAATGTTCTGTAAGTTTTACAGTTGATTCATCAAGAAATGTTATTGCCATTCTTCCATTAGTAGTAATAGCTTCATCATTACTTTGAATAGCAAACTGTAAATTTGCGTTATAAGGTTTGTCTCTTACTATCTGAGCTGTACCATTTAGTTCAGAAATATCTCCAATATCAACAGCTTGTGCTTGTACCTTGGTCATTTTGAATGACGCAAACAGTACCACTATTGCCAATAGATATAATTTTAAGCCAGTCATTATCTAATGTACTTGATTGTGTAATATTAAAAGTTCTTGAATTACCAGTTTGGTCAAGATAAAAATATCCACCTGCATACCCACTACCTGTAAAGTTTACTGTATTACTATCTCCATCTACATCTACATAATTAGTAGCACCATCATAATTAATATCAAAATCAAATGTATTACTATCACCTTGTATAATCCAATCTAAATCTAATGTTGCAGCTAATGCAGTTGTTCCATGGTCTAAAGTAAAAGTATTTGAGTTTCCAGTAACATCAACATTATAATTAGAATTATCTATTCCATAAGTATTTGTTGGGTCTCCTTGTATAGTAAATGTATTACTATCTCCATCAAATTCAAAAAAACCTGTAACAGAATCTCCTGTAATATCTCCTAGAAATTTATTAGTATTTCCTATTTGATTTATATCTAATGTCATACTAAGACCATCTAAATCTAATGCAGTCATACTTCCTGCTGTAGATAATAAACCTCCAATAATATTGCCCGAACCAATTTGTTCTAAATCAATATTAGCTGTAGCACCTGATTGTTCTACAAAAATTTCATTGTCAGCTCCGTATGTTGTTAATGCAGTCAGCATCACAATCAGGCTCATTAATTTTAATTTTTTCATCATATTTCCAATACCCTCTTTCAATTCCTATATAAATTATATTTAAAATACCTGTTTCAATAGCTTTTTGTAAAGCAATAGAAACACTTTCATTTTCTGCAATACCTCCTTCTACTTCTACTAGTTCAGTTCCAGCTTCTATAAAACGAAAAATATCTTGTGAAACACTTGTAGAGATAATATTTTTAGACACTAAAGTTTCTATTAATACTTCTCCAGTAGATACAGATACTAATCTTAAAGATATAGTTACTGTATCTTCTCTGTATTGTTTACTAGTACCTATTCCTAAATATCTAGCACCTAAACCACCAGATTTATTATTAGATTCATAACTAATAACTCCACCTTCAATGATTAAACCAGCAAATAATAAGGGTTTCATCTTATTATCTTCTTTAAACTCTTGTCTTGTACTTCTTATTAATTGTCGTTCTTTTGTAAGATTATCTAATCCTACTCTTTCTACTACTGTAAAAAATTGTCCATTAGCTGCATGTTTTAATGCTCTAATTAAAAATGCTTCTGGAGCTTGTGTTATAGCTGTACTAAATAAAGCAAAAGAACTATTGCTTTTTCTTTGTCCAGTTAAATCTCTAAAACTATTTGGATATATAGCTACAGATGGTTTAAGTTTTGCAGCAGGTAAATTTTTTAATTCTTCTGATTGCAAATCTAATATTGAACTAGATTTAATATTTTGTGTTAATGATAAATCTTGATTTTCTAATACAGCACAACTAGAAAGTAAAACTACCAATAGGCAAAGAAATCGTTGTTGTATTCCCATCCGAATCCGTTATATTTAAAGTTATTATGCCATCGACAACACTATATTCTATTGTATTGCCTTCTAATTCTAATATGCCACTATCACTTGGTGTTTCACCAAATAAATTTTCTACAAGTTGTCTTGATAATTGTGCATAAATTCTTGATTCTAAATTTCTTATAAATCTTGCAAGTGTTGTATTTTCTTTATCTCTTTTTATTTGGTCTTGAAGTGCTTTAATTTCTGCTTTTAATGCTTCTTTACGATTAAATTCTTGATTTTCAATAGTTAAATAATGTGAACTTGTATTAAGACCACTAAAACTAGGATTTTTAAATTTAAAAACTACTTGGTCTGCCCATAAAGGATTTGTAAGTAGCATTAAAAAGAAAAATATACATAAAAAACCACATATTTGATATCTTAATTTTCTATTTCTTGCTTCTATTTGTTGTTCTTTTTTGTTCATTTATCTCCAATACAGTATTAAGTTTTTCTTGTAATCTTATCATATCTTGGTCTAACAACCTGAGTTGGTCAGTAAGTCTTATAATTGTTTTTTTCATTTCTGATATAGCAGGGTCTATAATATTAGTAATAGTTTGCCAAACAAAATAAACAAAATAACCTAAACCAATAACCATAATAGTTGTAAAACCAAATTTTTCTACTAATACAACTATATCCATTAATCTCTTCTAGCGTCTATCTTTCCATCTTCTACAAAGTTTTCTGCTCTTGCAATTCTATCTAAGTCTGGTTTTAAATTAAGAACACTAGATACTGATGTATCAATACGAATAATGTCATTGTTCATTATTGATGCTCTTACAATAAGCATTTTAGTTATACCTTGTATGCTTTTAATATCATTTACAAGATTACCCATAAGTTGTTTCATAATAAGAAATATAAAATAACCCATAACTAAGCCACCAGCTATAGGCAAACCGACCTTTTCTATAAGGTCAAATACTTCCATTATTTACTATTTATTTTATCTTTAGCTGTTCCTGCATATAAACCAAACCAAGCAGCACCTGCTCCAACTATAACTGATATTAAACCAGACTGTTCTAATGTTGGGTCTGGTAAATCCATAAACCACATTGTTGCATAATAGAGTAAAAATATATAAACAGATAAAAAAGCTCTTGGAAATATTCTCCAAGCATCTATCATATTAGATAAAAATATCCATCTTTGCCAAGGATTATCTGGCTCTCTATTTGCTTTCATTTCTGTAATTTCTGCTTTTAAATTACTATTTTCTGTTACAAGTTCCATAAATTTATTAAGGTCTATCTCAACTTCATTTCTTGACATATCACCACTAAATCTTTCTTGTCCTTCATTCATTTTTAATTACCCCATATTTTAGTTTTTTTACCGCCATGATATTCAACTGCATGACCTTCTTTAATTAATATTTGACAAATATCTTTGCCATCTTTTGTATAAGGTATGCCAAGTATTCGACCATACTTACCTTTACCTAATGATTTAACTTTTATATTGCCAATACAAAGTTCTTTTAATCTTTGTTTAGCAGCTAAACCTAAAACTTTTTCTGCTTTATTTCTAGTTCTTGATTCAGGTGTATCTATACCAGATAATCTAACTCTTTGTTTATGTAGCTTTACATCAAAACCTAAATCAAGACAACAATCAAATGTATCGCCATCTACAATTCTTTCTAGTGTAGCATTATAAACAAATGCATCTGGTGCTTTAGCCATTATCTTTTTTTACCTTTATGTAAACCATGTTTTGCGTGTTGTTTACCTGCTCTTGTAGCCGCTCTTTTTTTTCTATTAGCTGCTGAAAGTTTTCTTCTTCCTTTTGGTGTAGATTTTAATCTATCTATTTGTGCTTTTGGTGCATACACCTCACCTGTTTCAGATGATTTTTTTCCACTAGGAGTAGTCCATTTTTGACTTGTCCATTTTTTTAAAGACCTTTGGGATTTTTTTAGAGGCATTATCTACCTACTTTTTTTACAGCTTTTTTATGTGCAGCACTAAAACTTGTACCTTTTTTCATAGCTTTTATCATTTCGTCCATATGTTTTTTAGTATGATGTTTACTATGTTTTTTTAAAGTTTCTTTTTGTCGTCTATTCAATTTCATCTTCAAATCCTTCACTATATAAATTATTAAATGTTATTAATGGGTCAAGATAACTTTCATGTCCTTCTGCTGAATGAGTATATTGAGATGGTTTAAAATCTGGTGCACCCTCTCCTGTTGCCCATAAAGCAGGACTTGTTGCTCTTACTCTATTATTAGGTAAAGCAACTAAATTACCTTTCCATTCACAATCTTCTGTAATATATAAAACATGAGATTGTTTATGTTGTGCGGGACAATCTGCAATAGAGTTTCCTGTGTAATCAACTGTAAATAAATATTTACCAGTATAAAAATTATTATCTATTTTACATAACCAAGGACTAGAACTTACTCTATCCATAACTACTACAGAATGTTCTCTTGATTCACAATCCCAAGGTTGTGCTAAATGGTCATCCATAGGTTCTGCCCATTCTTCTACAGGTATATCTGCAACTAAACCTTGTATAGGCATCCTTGCCCACATTGCTCCACCATGAACATTATTTTCAGAATCTTCACAACCTGTAAATACTACTTGAAAACTTAATGACCTATCAGGAATAGTATTAACTGCTATAGCTAATGCATGTATAAACTCTCCATGATATTTTTCGTGATTTGCTGTAAATTCTTTTCTTACCCAACATTTAAAATGCGGTATATTACTTATAAGGTAAGACATTTATTTATATCCCCCACCTGCTTTTTTATAAGCTTTTGCTAACATTTGTGCTTTCCTTGCTGACCATTGTCCAGGTCTACCACCTTTACCACCAGCTTTTATTCTATTAAATATACGCTTACGCATACCTGGTTTTGTATAATTACCAGCTTTATTTACTGTGCTTTTACCTTTTTTAAATTCTGTAACTAATTTTTTTGCTCTACTCATTATACAAATCTCGCTAAAAATACAACTGCAACAATAAATGGATAAACTGCCCAAATCATATTATCTAATTTATCAAATCTTTTTGAGCCATCTTCTAATCTTTTATCAATACTTTTGTATAATGCTTTACATTCTCTTTCGTGTGCTTCTATAGCACTTAAAGCATCTTTAATTGTTGCCATTATTATTCCTTATTATTTTTTGCTTCTTCTTTTGATGTATCTTCTGCAATATTTTTAGTATATTCTGCAAGAAGGTTAGTAAAAACTGATTTACTAGCTTTTACTTGGTCTAATTGAAAATTTAATTGATTTTCTTTTTGAGTTAAATCTTGTATTTGAGCTTTACAATATTTTTGTTCATCAGTTAGTTCTATTTTTTTTGACATAATTAATCCTCTAATAAAAATTAATTATACTGCACTTTGCTATCAAACTGAAATCTATTTAAATTACTCAGTTAAAGTTTTAGTAACACTTGTTGGTGATACTTTTTCAGCTATCTCTGCATCTAATGACGCTTTCATAGCTGTAACTGTATCAGCAGTTAATGCTGTTTCAACCCAGCCTTGTACGTCACTTTCTTTTAAACTTGACCAATTAATAAAACTAGATAAATCATCTGTGCTTACACCTTGGCTACCATACATAGTAGCTGTCCAATTATTACCATCACTATCTTTGTTAGTGTCGTCTGTTGCAGTAAGTCTCCAATGTACGTTATGCACTACATTAGATTTACCACTTTTAGAGGGGTAAGTATCGCATGTTTTACAATCCCAAGTATATCCTATTGCCATATTATTCTCCTTTCAAAGTTTTTATTTCAGATTGTAAGGCATCAATCTGTTCTTGTTGTTCTTGTATAGCTTTTATAAGTGGTGTTACTAATTTACTATAATCCATAGAATAAACATCACTTTCTTTATTGTGTGTTACAGCGTTTGGCACTATAGGTTCTACTTCTTGTGCTATTAAACCATCTTGTTTTATGCCTGATTTTTTCCATTCAAAATGTACTGGGTTTAATTGATTTATAACTTCTAAACCTTTTGCCTCACCAAGCACATTTTTAAGTCTTGCATCTGAAGAAGTGTTATAAGCTGTTGTATTTGTACTGCCGTTTGAAGTAATTTGACCACAAAAATCACCAATACCATCTCTAAAAATAATCATACCAACATTAGCATTTGCTGTAGAACCATTTAAAACAGTCATAACATCACTTGTTGTAGTACCTTGCACATCAAAGAATGTTCTTTGTGTTGTAGTTCCAACAGAAAGACCACCTCCAGAGTGAATCCTCATTCTTTCTGTATCGCTTGTACTAAATCGCATAGGTATTGCATCAGCAGTATGAACAAACATAACTGAACCTGCCATACCAATATAACCATCTTTATCAGTATCAGATTCGTGTACTAAAACCATAGGCTGAGTACCACTTACATTAATACCACTAGCAGAGCCAAAAGAACCTGCATTAAATGTAGAAGCACTTTCACCTAGTAACAAATTACCAAAAGCATCAATAGTTATTCTTTCTCTAATATTAGAACCATTATGAGTGCTGAATCTTATTTGTGTTGCTTCGGTAGAGTGATTAGTGAATCTAGCATTTATAGATGCTCCAGTTGTATTATCATTATCAAAATATATTGCCGCATTATTGTTGTTTGTTGTACCAGCATTTTGAATAGTTATACTAGGACAATTACCTCTACCAACTTCTGTATATAAATCTCCAGCTGAATTATTAGTGCCCGTAGCATGAACTAAACTATCTGGAGAAGTTTCACCAAACCCTGTGAACCCAGTTACACCATTAATTCTTACAGCCTCACCTAAAGTTTTTACTCTAAACTGTATGCCATCATCACCATTTTTATTTTCTA